ACTGGTCAGGCAGCTCCAGGCCGTGGCGCACCGCGTAGGTGGCCAACTCCAGGCCCCGGCTGTACAGGCCGGCGTCGATGGACCAGATCAGGACGGTGGTCAGCACCTGGTCCTTCGCGCCGCTGTCGGCTGCCATTGCGGCGTTCACCCACTCGTCGTAGTCGGGCAGGAAGCCGCGCTTGGCCTCGATCTTCCGCTCCACGGACTGGATGTCCTTGAGCGCGCGGCGGTGCGCAGCGAGTTGGGCCAGCATCAGCTCGTAGGCTGAACCCTGAGGAGCACCGTCGGCGTTCTGGGCCACGTTGGCCTGTGCCGCCAGTTTGCGCATCAGGTGGCGCAGGGCAGGGGTGGTCTTGGCCATGTCAGCCTTCCAGGAACTCGATGTTCTTGGCCACGGCGGTCAAGCCGTAGTCTTCGACCACGTAGGCGTCGTTGCTCGACTCGTAGTTTTCGATGCGGTCACGCTTGGCGTTGTCAACCAGGGTTCGGCGACGTGCGGAGCGCTGCCAGTAGATCGACAGGTTGCTCAGCGTGGTGACGAGGAGAGCGTTTTCAGGGAAATAGGGCACGGTCACGCCGGCCAAGCCACCAACGCGGCGCTGGCTGCGGACGATGTCTGCCGCGATGATTTCGGTCGGGTCGGTGGTCTCGTTGACCAAGGGGAACAGCTTGTCGTTCATCAGCTTGCGGCCGAGGATCACGACCAGGCCGGGCGCGTTCTGGTGCCAGGGGTCCAGCAGGGTGTTGACCACGTCGACAACCAGCGCATCGACGTTGCGATAGTCGCCGTCCAAGCCAATGGTGATCTTCCCGGCCACGTCACCGTGATCCATGACACGGGTGGGGGCGTCGGTCTCGATGTGCTTGAGCCAGCCGATGTTCACGTCCTGCAGCATCGGGTTGGCTGCGAGGTCGGTGTTGGCCGCGGCAGAGGTGCCGTTGAAGCCGATCATGATGCGGTCCAGGGCCTGGCGCTGCACGATCAGGTCGCGAACACGCGTTTGGAAGTCCGGGAACTTGGCCCATGCATCCAGCGTTTGGTAGCGGATGAAGGTGTCGAAGTCCGTCTTCTTGCACTCGTAGGTGTTGGCGGTGAGGGCTTCCAGCGAGCGCGGTGCACGGTCAGTGGCGGCCGTGTTGGTGCGGCTCGCGACGGGACCGCTGATGCCCAGGCCGAGCTTCTCGTCCTTGAGTTCGTCCACGCCGATGATGTTGATACCCTTCAGGAAAGAGCTGCTTTCCTGGATCTTGGTTTCCAGCGTCTGCTGGACGCTCGGGTCCACAGCGAACTTCTCGGTGGCGTCAGGGATGCCATTCAGTTGCGCCTGGCGTGCCAGCAAGGCGTTGTAGAGGAGTCGGGTTTCGGTGCGCATTTGGTGCTAGTGCTCGTGTTCGTGGTTGCTCAGCAGTGGTGTCGATCTCAGCAGTCGGTCAGGACTGCTTTGGGGTCGGCGCCCGTGGCGGGCGGTCGGGACGTGAAGCGGCTGCCATCGGTGGTGTCGATGGTCTTGAACTTGTCCTGCAGGGCCTGGTTGGCTTTGCTCAAGTCCTGCAGGTCCTTCTCCATCTTCGAGAAGCGCTGGTCGGCCGCCTTCTGCTGGTCGGCGATTTCTTCGACGACTTCGGTGATATCGCCCATCAGGGCGATGACCTCTTCGGAGTTCGCATCACTGCGGCGGAAACGCTTGGTGAAGGTCTCGACCCGGGCCTTGAGTGCGCTGAAGGCCTTGGCCATCGGGGGATCTTCGGCTTCGTCGTCTTCCAGCTCGATGTCTGCCTCGATGGCCTCCGAGAACATGTTGCCCTGGTGCGTTTTGCGGTTCTTGAAAGGGCTGGCTTCCGGGTGCTTGGCTGCGAACTCCAGGATCTCGGTGCCCAGGCTGGCGGGGCTGTCCGTCACGGCCAGGCCGACCAGATAGGCCTCGCCGGTGTCGCTGAACTTCGGGTTGATCTCGATGCTGGTGTAGATCTTCTGCTTCTTGTCCGTGGTCAGCTTGACCAGGTCGGGCAGCGGAGCGAGCGCGGCGAAGAGGGCCAGCTTCTTCTTGCCGGCGATCTCGACCTCCTCGGCCTTGACAGCAGTCACATCACCGTAGGCGCGGAACTCGCTGTCGCCGTAGAGTCCTCGGATGTGCTCCAACCAAATACGTGCGCCATAGGTCTTGGGGTCGTAGGAGCGAGCCATCTGCTCGATCCAAGCGCGTTCGATGTTGCGACCGTCGGTGGTTGCGCCTTCGACGGCGACACGGAAGAAGCGGGTTTTCTGGGGCATGGTGTGCAGCGGTTGGTGTTTGCTGCATCGTGGCTCCACGCCTTCAAGTGCTCAAGGTCTTTTGGGTCAGCCCAGGCCGTGCCGACCTGAAACACCTCGCGCGCGCGTGACCCGCTCCCTACTCTGTGGACCCATGACGACTGCGACATGTGAGGCTCCAGAGGCCGAAGCGATCAATTCACGCACGCAAGCACGCCACCTTTACTGGCAAGGCTGGCGCGTGTCGAGCATCGCGCGGCATCTGAAGCTCAAGCGCACGACGGTCCAGACCTGGAAGGATGCCGAAAAGTGGGACGAGGCACAACCCATTGATCGTGTCGAAGGGGCCCTTGAGAACCGCCTGGTGCAGCTCATCACCAAGGATCAGAAGACCGGCGGCGACTTCAAAGAAATCGACCTGCTGGGGCGCCAGCTCGAGCGCACGGCGCGGATCACGAAGTACCAGGCCACGGGCAAGGAAGCTGACCTGAATCCGTCGATCAACGCCCGCAACAGCTCTCCCAAGAAGAAGCCCCAGCGCAACTTCTTCAGCGAAGAAGACATCGAAAAGGTCTCGGAGGCCTTCAAGGACTCGCTGTTCGGTCACCAAAAGGTGTGGTTCAGGAATGGCAACGAGCGCACCCGCGTCATCCTCAAGAGCCGCCAGATCGGCGCCACCTGGTACTTCGCGCGAGAGGCCTTGGTCGATGCGCTGACGACAGGTCGCAACCAGATCTTCCTGAGTGCCAGCAAAGCTCAGGCCCACATCTTCAAGCAGTACATCATCGCCTTCGCTCAGGAGGCCTGCGGGGTGAAGCTCGAAGGTGATCCGATCATCCTGCCCAATGGCGCCAACATCTATTTCCTGGGCACCAATGCCCGCACGGCCCAGGGCTACCACGGCAACTTCTACTTCGACGAGTTCTTCTGGGTCCACGGCTTCACCGACCTCAACAAGGTGGCGTCCGGCATGGCGATGCAGAAGCAGTGGCGCAAGACCTACTTCAGCACGCCATCGAGCATCCAGCACGAGGCCTATGCCTTCTGGAACGGGGATCGCTTCAACAAGCGTCGACCGAAGAACGAACGGATCAACCTCGACCTGTCGCACGACCGCCTGGCTGGGGGCTTCACGGGCGAGGACAAGGTCTGGCGAAACATCGTCAACATCATCGACGCGCTCAACGGTGGGTGCGATCTGTTCGACCTGGATGAGCTGCGCCTGGAGTACAGCCCGGAGGAGTTCGCCAATCTGCTGATGTGCGAGTTCATCGACGACACGCTGTCGGTGTTCCCTTTGGCCGAGTTGCAGCGGGGCATGGTTGACACATGGGTTGACTGGGCTGACCACTACAAGCCGCTGGCGCCTCGCCCCTATGGCTACAAGCCCGTGTGGGTCGGCTATGACCCATCCCACACGGGCGATTCGGCCGGGTGCGTGGTGCTGGCTCCACCTGATCGGCCTGGCGGCAAGTTCCGAGTCCTCGAAAGACACCAATGGCGTGGCCTGGACTTCGAGGCTCAGGCCGAGGCCATCCGGAAGATCACCGAGCGCTACAACGTCACGTACATCGGAATCGACACCACGGGTCTGGGCCAGGGCGTCTACCAGATCGTGAGCAAGTTCTTCCCCGGTGCCAAAGCCATCAACTACTCCGTCGAGGTCAAGACTCGTCTGGTGCTTAAGGCCAAGAGCGTCTTCAGCAAGGGACGCATCGAGTTTGACGCTGGGTGGACGGACTTTGCCCAGGCCTTCATGTCGATCCGGCGCGCACTGACCGCCAGCGGTCGCAATGTCACCTTCGAAGCCACGCGCAGCGAAGAGACCGGTCACGCTGACCTGGCGTGGGCCTGCATGCACGCCCTCGACAACGAGCCCCTGGAAGGGGCCACCACCGCAAACACTGGAATCATGGAGATCAGCTGATGGACACCAGCACGGACGTCGCGTCTGAAGTCGTCGCCCCCGCGCAACGCATGGAGGCCTTCTCGTTTGGAGACCCCGAGCCGGTCATGGATGCACGCAACCTGCTCGATTACATCGAGTGCTGGCGCAACGGCCGCTGGTACGAGCCGCCGGTGAGCATGGATGGCCTGGCCAAGGCCTTTCGAGCCGGTCCGCATCACAGCTCGGCCATCTTCTTCAAGCGCAACGTGCTGCTGAGTTGCTTCAAGCCCCATCGGTTGCTCGACAAGGCCACGTTCAGCGCCTTGGCGCTCGACTACCTGACCTTTGGTAATGGCTATCTGGAGCGTCGTCGTTCGCTCACGAGCCGCCCAGTGAAGCTGCAGCACAGCCTGGCCAAATACACGCGCCGCGGCATCGACGATGGCCAGTACTTCTTCGTCCGTGGCTGGCGTGAGGAGCACGAGTTTCCGGTGGGCGAGGTCTTCCACCTGATCGAACCAGACATCAACCAGGAAATCTATGGCCTTCCCGAGTACTTGAGCTCGCTGCAGTCAGCATGGCTCAACGAAAGCGCGACGCTGTTCCGGCGCAAGTACTTCAACAACGGCAGCCACGCTGGCTTCATCCTCTACGTGAGCGATGCAGCCCAGCAGCAGGAGGACGTCGACAACCTTCGCCAGGCGCTCAAGGACGCGAAGGGCCCTGGCAACTTCCGGAACCTGTTCTTCTACTCGCCCAACGGCAAGAAGGATGGGATTCAGGTCCTACCGATCAGCGAGGTCGCCGCCAAGGATGACTTCTTCAACATCAAGAACGTGAGCCGCGACGACGTGCTCGCGGCCCACCGAGTGCCGCCGCAGCTCATCGGCATCGTCCCGGGCAACACGGGCGGCTTCGGTGCCGTCCTACCTGCTGCCCAGGTGTTCGCACGCAACGAGATCTCGCCGCTCATGGAGAGGTTCAGGGAACTGAACAACTGGATGGGCGAGGAGGTCGTAGCGTTCGAGCCTTACGAAGTTCCCACGGCTGGCCCCGTCGTCTCACAGGGGTAGTCGGCCAGGTCGCAGGCCACGCCTGCGATCTTCTGCTGCAGCGGTTTCAGCAAGGCTCGCACGCCACCGGCGTGGACCTTCGCGTCGTTGGCCGCATCGAGCAGCTCGCAGATTGCGTCGAGACCCGATGTGACGTCAGCGACGTCGTTGTTGATGTGGGACAGATGACGAGATCGTCGCCCCCTCGGTGCTACAGCACAGTTCTCCATTTCAGTACCTCAGACGGCCTCGCCCGGCGGACTCGTGGTCGAGCCCCTTTCCCTATCCGTCGACGCCGGTCTCATCTGGTGTAGCTGGCGGGAGGGCATATCGATGCCCGAATAACAG